ACCACCGGTGGTATCCGCAGCTGGACCGGATCGCCCTGGAAGTGTAGTGAGCTTATACTCACCCACATTGATAGGGTTCACACGAAACATTTGTTGGAAACCACCACTCGCTGGGGTATCGGAACCAATACCGAGACCTGGACCGACCATTTGCTTCTCAATTGGGGAAAGGTTGTTCATACGACCTGAATCATACATACGATTTCTCATGTTCAGGATCTCTTGTCCACCACTCCTCTGTTGCAGGGAGATATCGGCGAAGCTTTCCATTTCTTTCTTTTGGGGGACTTCTACACGTGGTTCAAAATCACGTTCAGTAAATTCAGAAAAATCATTCTCATAAGTAATTTGGGGTTCTTGTGGTATCGTTTGCTGAACTGGCACTGGCTCTGGTACAGACTTGGAACTCAAAGATCTACCAGCAAAAATCAAACCAGCAATAGCTGCAAGTGAAATGGGATCCGCCATTCTTATTTTTTAGTAACATTTTTATTAGCGTATCTTTGGTGAAAGAGTCCGTTCTGGAGTTCCGCGCGAGTACTCATTGGCTCGTATCCGATAGAACGGAGGGGCACCTTACACTCCATATTGGAAAGTGGGAAGAGGTTACGCTCATAGGTTGGTACGATAACCTTGTTGAAACGAGTGGTGGATTGTGGACGAAGTTGGTCGCTCACATCGATGAATTGCGCTGGAGATCCCTTTCCGGCCATGTAGGGAGCAGTTCCATAAAGCATAGTATTTGGACGACAGCAGTAGTTAAGGGTACTGGGCTGAGGATAGACGAATATTTCCTCAGTAGCTTTCACAGATGGGAGAGCGCCCGCATTTTGAACTATTGCAAGACCAGGTTGTAATTGGTATGCCATATTTAGTATTACGTGAGAATATTTATATTTAAGATGGACCGATTCCATGTCCCCGGTGAGAAACTCGGCTATCACCGGCAGGGTCAAGACCCCCAAAAGCCTCTAACTGAACACCTCTGGCATCTGGGCTGCACATTTCTGGGTTGGTTCGGCAATTGCGTCCATTCTTGGATCCATAGCACCACTCCGCGAAAGCAGTCTGGTCGCCTGGGATATTAGACACCGGAGCAGTCACAAACTGACGAGCAGCCGCGGCGCGTTGCCTCTCTGGGAGAGCCGAACGAGATCTACCAGCGTCGTATGGAATGCGATCATCTAAATACGCCTTAACAAATGGCTTCACCGTTGGGTAATAACAGGCTTCTAAACGGTTTGGGGCATCGGTGTAGTCTGTCATGAGAACATTGCCCATGGGATTGTCTATGGTGGGCATTTGACACCCCCGACCATCACCACTCACGCTAAAACCATACCCCTCCTTCACCATCTTAGACTTATACATAACATAAAGGACACCTAAAATAGTGCTACCAAGGACAAAGATCCTTGGGTCACGACGAGTTAAATAAATGATACAGCATGCATAAATTACAAAACGAGAAGAAGCATTAATTCGGTCTTCTGGGGTTTGTTCATTATTTGGCCAGAATTGTAAAACATGGTCAGATCTAAAGAGTTGTTGAGGATCGTCAAACCACGCCTTCATTTAATATACCATTAGGTTTATTTTTTGTTCATACCACCAAGCATACTACCCATCATCTGCATGAGTGCATCCTGGTCAAGTTCACCACCATCGGTCTGCATCTTCTCCGCGACACCCTTCGCAATGCTCTCAATTTGGGAGAGTGTATCAGCTGGAATGGAATTAATCGTCGTACCGAGCATGTATAGAGTCTGAAGATACTGCCAGGTTGCAGCCTTCGTAGCCTCACTCATACGAGACCAGTAACTCTTGATGTTGAGGTCCTTTAGAAAGTCAATAGTCTCAATCTCCTCCAAAAGGAAGGACTCATCCTTACCAGAAATCTTATCCGCGTATGGACTCACACCCTTCATAAAACCATCCACAACGAGACGGGGGTTACCCTGTTTAATCACCTCAAAAGACGCAGTCATCTTCTTGATACCTTTTTCCTCTGGAAAAGTCTTGTGCAATTCCACAAGAAATTGGGAGAGCATGTCATTAAACGCACTGACAGAAGCCATTTCTTATATTAGACATGTAATCTTTAAGTTTAAAAAGGTTCATTAGAAATACTCTCACGTTGTCCAACACCGTTAGACACTATGAAGAATACGAGAATAGCATTTAGGGCAGCTGGTTTGGTATACTTGTTGAGCTCTAGTTTACCCTCGTTGTTCAGTTGAGCCTTGACATGAATGTAACCAGCGGTTATAACCGCAGCGACGAGTGCGGCGCTCATAGGATCTCTGAGATAGTCGGATAACTCCATTTAATTATACGCAGTTTTTTTTACACGGTGATCGGGTGCGTCACCGAAAAGAACACCATCATCCTCCACATCTTCGGCGGCCTGAGGTGGAGCAGATACTTCCGACATTGGCTCCATATATGACTCAGGCTCCATCGCAGGCTCTGGAGCCTGAACACCTGGGACAGTCTTGAATTCGTTCTCTAGACCGGTGGGTTGAACCTGTTCCTCCCCACCCATCATGGGTTCGTTTTCGGGGAGAGGTTCCGCCTCTGGCATCGCCTCTGGTACCTCCTCCGATCCATCAAAAACATCGGGGTCCTCAGTGTCTTGAACCTCACCGTCAAGGTCAATATCACGACTCTCTTGTGACATGTAGGTCTGAAGAATCTGTTGAACAGGGATGAGCTCCTTCACAGTGGACTCGATGCAAGTAGAAATACGCTGAGTGAGCTGTTCATCGCGGACATATTCACTCTGTTCATCGTGGAAGATGTAGGGATCCTTGTAGAGGTCCTTGGCAACATTGTTGTAGCAGGTCTGGATGAAAACCTCATTGGTTGGAAGTTTGAGACTGATTTTCTTATTGTCACTCTTGAGACGGACCGCTGATAGAATCTTAGTACAGGCAACGAAAACCGCAGCTAGGAGGTCGTTGAACCACGCACAACGATCCGCGATGTTGCTTGTGTGGTTAGCAGACATCTGGTTGGACCAATTGGGAACCTCTTTGAGAACTTTTTGAAACATAATTAGGGTTTTTCGTCCTTTAGAAAGCTTCGTCGCTTCGTCGTACATATCCTGAAATACTTCAATCATAACTGGACACATAATGAGGTAGAGTTGCCCTAAGTACTCACGCTTAGCCTCTACCAATACATTTAAGTTATCCATTTATCATTGAGTGTGTTTTTATTACTAGCCTTCCTACGCACTTCTCCTGTACTTATCCGCCATTTTCTTCAAGTTCATGAGGTCTGGGAAGTCCGGTTCTTCTGATTCAACATTCTTATCTTTAGTCTTTTTGGGTACCACCCATGACACATAGATGTCATATTCACTTACGAGTCTCACATCAAATCCACCCAACTTAAATTGTCGTGCCACGTACCGCGCTGCTGCCGATCTATCAAATGTGGGACAGCCGATAACAAATATAGGTACTGTCAAAAATACCTGCTTGTGACCGAGTTCAACACATTGTTTTATTTTACGAGCAAACTGTTCATATATTCGTGTATATATGTCCTTCTTGATCTGTTTTTTCCTGTCGTCAATCCTTGCTACATCATTGATGCTGATCATTACAATTACTGCAATTTATTTTTAGCCATTTCTAACTCACCGAGGGTGGGTGTAGCCTTCTCCTTGACAAGATCGTATTTTACGAAATCCTTACCTGAAGCACCTTCCACGAAAGGGGCGATTTCAGAGGCTGATTCAACTTCAAGTGGTTGTGTGCGGAGAGAGGTCAACTTCACATTTCCATTCGTGACCTCAAAATAAGCCGCAACTGTAAAACCAAAGGAGAATCCACTGTTTTTAACAGTCATGAATACACATTCATAGATCTCCTTATCTTCACCAACATACTTTTGGACGTTGACAGTCTCGATAATGTATGTACAGAGACCAGTACGCTTAGCGATCTCCTTGTTGGTTTGGAGGACAAATTCTTGCATCATGTCATTGTCAATACTGACTTCCGCCTGGCGGTACCCAGAGAGGTTGGGTTTGGTATCGTCCAAACGGATACGACCAGTTGGTTTAGTGTGTCCTGAAAATCCAAATATTTCCGTGAATGGCTCACGGCGAACCGTGAGTAGCAGGACAATGGCAATAAGAACAATTGTCAAAGACCAGTTCATCATCTTTACTACTATGCGTTAATTTTTTTTTACAAAATACCCCTATACATATTAGATGTCTCTACTGATATATAGCCCCAGATGCAAACACTCTATGGAAGTTATTGACTACGTAAACAGACAACCACAGTTGAAGCAACTTGTTGGTTATCATAACATAAACACTCAGGGTATTCCACCTGCATACAAAAACAAAATCACACGAGTCCCCACCATGCTCACTAAGAATGGTAAGGTTCTCGTAGGCGGTGAAATAAAAAACTGGTTGGACTCCCTCCTCCCTAATAAGGAAATTGGTAACTGGGGCTTCGGTGGATCCTGTTCCATGACGACTCTCGATGATGATGAAAACGAGTCCGAGATGTTCACCCTGGATTCCTATGGTCAGTCTCTACAGCCAGCTATGACACGAGAACTCGAGGAAAAGATTAGTAAAGATGTCAGTAAAGGAGTTGCCTATTCAGACCAAACTAATTAAAGATAAACGCGGAATATTTAGTAATATGAAATTGGTAACAATTCAGGCATCTGCTATCAAATCAACATTTGAAGTACTCAAAGATATTCTAAATGATGTGAATATCTACTTTCGTCCACAGGGTATGTACATCGTCACACTGGATACAGCGAGGACATCTCTGATTGATATGTTCCTCGCTGCTGACAACTTTGAGGAATATCACTGTGATCAAGAAGAGATTATCGCTGGTATTAACATATCAAACACTTTCAAACTTCTAAAGACCATCACAAATAATGATGTTCTCACAATTGCAATCAACTCTAAAGAGTATATGGATATTGAGATCACGAGTGAATCAAAGAAAACGAGTACAAAGTTTCAACTCAAACTCCTGGATATCAACGAAAGTCGTATTGAAGTCCCAGATGTTACCATGACGAGTAACACCATCCTACCCTCTGCAGACTTTCAGAGACTCTGTAGAGATATGTCAAACATCGGTATTGAAATTGAAATTACCAGGATTGGTAAAGAACTTAGGCTCCGATGTGAAGGTGACTTTGCAAACCAGGAGACATGTATTGAATGCCCTGAAGATAGTCTAGAGATTAAGGGTCTCTATAGTCTGAAGTACCTGAATATCTTTACAAAGGCGACGAGTATGTGTGCGTCTGTGCAAATCATGCAGGAAGAGGGTAACAGATTCCTAATTCTAAAGTACAATGTAGCAAATCTGGGAGAAGTGAAGTTTTATCTCGCGACAAAGGTGTCTGATGATATGTAAATATTTATGGAATACGGAGATCGTCCGTAGAGTTTTGGGTTGTTAAAACGACCTTTTTCATACCTAACGAATTGGTAAGCATAATTTTTGGGAACCTCGTCTCAAGGGTTTTCCTGGTGTAGTACAAAAAGTCTTCTAGACGTACCTTCTGACCATGAAAATCGTTTCTAGGACCGGCGTAACGCTTAACCTTCTCCGTGATGTCCACTTGAGGTTTGTCGTCATGATCAACAATCCACGCGTGTCGTAGAGGAATGCTAAAGATCATATTATCCTGTTCACATTTTCCAGGTACAAAGTTAATATCTTGTGTGATAGCCTTGTAAATTTTCCCATTGTAATAATATTTCACACGAAGAATAAGGTTGTTCACATTTTGAGGAACGATTGTGTTTCTAAAGGGTTTGTTAGTTGCATAACAGTGGTATTCATCTAAAATACCATCCTTCCATGACCTACCCTCTTGTTCCCAAAATTCATCTTCAATTTTATATTTCATGTCATGATCAACTTTGTACTCAAGTTCCTCTGATATAATACTATAATCACTTGGTGTAGTTATCATTTTATAAAAATATATAAGGGTACTTAAAAGTTTGAACAACATTCCTAACTATAATGGAGGGTAACTTTTTAAGTAGGTACGAAAATAAAATTGATGTTTGGACGGCTCTAATAAAGGATGATCCTGTAAACAAGAAGAAATATCATAGTGATATGTCCGATTATATCATTAGTTGTATGCCATATATGACTCTGTATGCTGATACGACGGAAGATGAGATCAACACAGATAACGTATTCAATGTAAAGGAGACTGTAGGTCTGAAGAGGAAAGATATTTTCAACGAGTACTTGATAAAAGTTGAAAAACAGAATCTCGCAAGACCAATCGAATATAATAGATTAGATGAATGCCCAACTTGTTCCTATAGTAATGTTATTCACGTTCAAGACACAAGTGATTTGGTTTGTGATGCTTGTGGTTTGATTTTAGCAACCTTAATTAGTGAAGAATTAACATATAAGGAAGAACAAGAGACTTCTGAGAAGATTATCAACTACAGTTATAAGAGGGAGAATCATTTCAATGAATGGTTAAGTCAATTTCAGGCACAAGAAATGACAACAATACCCCCGGAAGTCATGGATCAGTTGAGGACGGAACTCAAAAAAATGAAGATTCAAAAGTTGGATGAGATTACACATGCAAAGATTAGAGGTCTTCTAAAGAAGTTGAGACTTAACAAGTACTACGAACATGTACCGTACATCACGAATATTCTCAATGGTATCAAAGCACCTTCTATGTCACAAGATCTCGAGGAGAGGTTACGTCTAATGTTCAAAGATATTCAAAAACCATTTGATAAGAATTGTCCTCACGATAGGAAAAACTTTTTGAGTTACTCTTACGTACTCTACAAGTTTTGCGAACTTCTAAGTGAAGATGAATATCTTCAATATTTCCCACTCCTCAAGTCCAAAAGTAAGCTATACGCCCAAGACCAAATATGGAAAAAGATTTGTGAAGATCTACAATGGGAGTTTATCGCGACGATCTGAGTTTAAAGATGTGAAAGTCTTTATTGCTATATGAACTGCCCAAACTATGACGTATGTTTCAAACAGTTTAAACCCGGACTGAAAGTATGTACGAGTTGCTTTTGGAGATTCAAGAATCAGGTTTTAGAGTTTAAGGATGATATGGAATGCCCCGTTTGTCTAAAAGTTAGGAAGTGTGTGAAGTTTAGGAAGTGTGATCACTTCGTGTGTACATCCACATGCTTCCCCCGCCTTCACATATGTCCAATGTGTGGTTAAAGATTTTGAACACATCTAGGATAATGAACGAGTACGAGAAGTTCTGTGTAGAGGAAGCTGAGTATCATCTACAGAGAGCCCGTGAGCTTTTGACAGAAGGTCTTAAAGAGCCTAAGAAGTATCATGACGAGTCTAAAGAGTTTTATAAAATGTTAGCGAAAGTTCTACCCTTCATGGTGTGGATACAACACAACGAATCTCTACATCACGATCCGGAAACGGAGGAAAATTTATCAGATACGCCTTCTTCAAGCCAGTCAGATTCAAGTAATTACGAGCCTGAATCTCATTCTGATCACTGAGAGTTCTAATAGTTTTAAACTCTAGTATAATTTCATTATTAAGTATCATATCAATTCTTAAATTTCCAATTACATGATCCTTGAAAGGAATTGTAACTATACGTTCTGTTTCATACGGGATACTTGCTTTACGCAGTAAAACTTCCATACCATTGTGGTATACACGCTCGGAGTAACCAGGTCCTAGAGTGTATACTTCCTTAGCCAGAGTAGCAATTTCGTGCCCCTCTAACATTACTTTACTTTCTTACTCTTCGCTTTAACAACCTTGTTTCTCAAAATATAACCAGTCTCAATCATGAGGTTGATTTCGGATCCATAGGTTACATACCCATTTCTCACCAGACTTTACAGGTTTACCCTCATGCATTGATAAATTGGTGATTTCATTATTAGAATTTAAACTACTAAAAAATAAAGCATCACCCTTTTCTAGTTTAAACGTTTTATTGATATTTTTAAATCTTCTAATTTTTCATGTGTAAAATTGCCAAGATTTAAACATCTATCGGTTAAACTTTTTATTTTGTCTTCGTGTTTAGATATTCGTTTAAACAAACTTTTAACATCACAGATATCACTTTCACTCCTATAAAATGAAGTTTTTTTAAGACTCTCGTTATTATGATTAATTAGAAAATCACATTCTTCACATGTTAATAATTTTTTTAATACTTTCGGTTCATTGTAAAAAGTAAATATAATTCAAATAAGTCCTTTATCTTTAATAGGGGTGTTTATTAACCCAGAGATTGCACACCCACTTCTCACCAGACTTTACAGGTGCCCCTCCGTGTAAAGCCTTAGAAGTCATGAGTTCATAGTTGTCCAGTGTATGGAAGAAGAGAGCATCACCTTTGTTCAATTTATACTTTCTTCCCAGGTTTGGAAATATAGTTTCACCTCCCTCGTAGTCATCATTTAGAGCGAGAATAATTGTGTACATCCTCTTGTTTCCCTTTGTATCACTGAAAGTATCCTGATGTGGGTGATAAAACCCACCCGACCCGTACCTCAATACCTGCAGTTTCTCACAATTTTTCAGGGGTCTGTCAGTGAGATTGACACATCTCTGGGTAACACGATTTACGATGGGATCTTCCAATTCCATCCACGCAGTTTCACTGTCTCTCATAGTCTTGTCAACGATTCCATTCGCCGCAATTGTTGACGTATGGAGTTTACTCTCAGCTTCCTTCTTGATGTGATTAATTTCCTCCTCTGACAGAAAGTTTGGTATCACCATAGGCTTCTGATAGGTTGGTATCAAATACCACACCAGAAATAGTATGAATAATAAAAGTATCATCTTACATTTAGTGTAGATAAATATTGAGAGGATGGATACATTTGTATCTTATGCGGATAGTACCGATAACATCGTTCGCGTATTCAATCAGTTTTTTACAGATACCTATAATTTCCGGGTACTTCTCTTGTTCAATAACGTATTGTCTTAGGAGGTCTCCACCTGTGTCTATTACCATTCTGTAAATGTTGTTTATATCTCTGTACCGCTCCCTCTGTTTATCACGTCTCTGGAGTTCCTTTTTGAAAAATTGATCTTCAATTTCATTGAGCATATAGGCTACTCTGAGGTATCTGTTATCTCCATCATATATGTCTCCATATCTGTAGATAATTTCCCGGTCTAGAAAGTTTAGAGTAGTTGCGAAACGCGTGATATTTTCGGGTGCACCCATTTCACGAAGTTCTCTAAACGTGGGGATTCCACCACATGGTATGTCTCCATGTTCCCTAGATGATATACGACCCCTCTTGAACTCCATGTAATGGGGGTTATGGATTCTACCCGTTTCTACCTGACCGGTGTGCCAATCAAACGCTGTGTGACAGTCTGGGCACCACATTTGACGACATCCACTTAATTTCTGTATCATAGTGCCACACTTTGGACATGGCTTTGTGTCCTTCTTCAAAAGTGTCATGGTTTTTACGGCATCTTGGTCACACACGTGACCTTCTCCCACCTCTTCGTTACAGTGTTCACAAAAGTGACGGTCGCAGAGACCACAGAACCATTCCTCATTCATAAACCCTTTACATTCCGATGTAGGACATTTACGAATAAACTTTCTGGGTTCTTCACCCACTACGAGTTCACCACCATTACGAAGTCTTTCAAGTTCTCTATGTGTATCCTCCATTTCACCCCTCAACTCATTTATAGGTTCCGGTATTTCCCTTATTGTATGTTGACCCATGTAAAATCCATATCTCCGATGAAGTTCTAAAAGTCTACCCCTCTGTTCGTTTATGATTTTGTATAGTTTACGCATGGCCATAATCCTCTCAACTTCTGGTTGTGTTTCTGGCATTCTCACCTTTTCCCTTTCGAATAAAATAGTCTCTCTGTGACGACGAATTTCGGTATTACGAAAGTACTTTGTACACCAAGTATCTACAAATTCCCTATTCCATGTATTTTTACATCCCATACAATGCGGATCATCGGATATGGAAAGTAGATATCTCTGTGAACACATACGACAACTCTGTAAATCACAGAAGGGACATTCAACCTTTTTGTGATTTATTTTATTTATATTTTCACAACAAACATCACAATTTTCCATTATGAAGAAATTGCTTTAAGTCTTTAACTTTATATCCTACGACGGACAGCCTGTTGCTTCTTCTGTGTCGCTTTTACACCCTGCCCGGTGGACCTGGCGATTTTCTTATTCTGTTTTCGTAACGCAGCCTTAGCGTCCTTCTTCTTCTGACCCTCAAGCATTGCTACACGTCGTCTCTCACTTTCGTCGCGAAGAGTTTGAGCTTTTGCTCTCTCAGCTTCAACTTTGTTCCTGTCCACCTTTTCTTTCAGGGATTTAGCCTCAGCGTTAGCCCTCACTTTTACTCTCTGCTCCTTTTCCCTCATTTGTCGGTTCCTCTGTGCCTTTTTCACAGATACACTACGACGCTCAGCTTCCTCCCGGTTCTTCTTTTTCTGAGCTAACAATTGTTCTCTCCCGTCTTGTACCCTTTTTATATTTGCACCAGTTCGCTTCATCCTCTCGGCAGTCGTCTCAGTACCGAATATATTTTTAACACCTTCAGCAATCTGACCACGGTCACGACCTTGTTTAGAACCCAAGTTACGTGAAGCCGCTATACGCTCTGGACCAGTTTTCATATTACCGATTTTCTGTTGATTCTTTTCAACTTCAGCCGCTTTTTTTACAGCATTCGTCATTGTTTTCATTCTAATATTTTGAACAGCCTGTTTACCAGCCTTTCTAAAGAGTGGGTTATTGGTAGTCGTTGTTTTTGCAAACTCTTTTTCAGTACTCCTCTTTTGCGCATTTCGTAGAATGCTACTCGAGTTATTCCCACGGTTGAGTCTAACCATGAATTCCTTTCTGTTAGACCTATTGAGACCATTCATACTCTGAAGCTTTTTAGCTACGTCACCTATAGCTTTACCCTTATCTGAAGCGACAAGTTTAACCATTTTCTTTACATCTTCATACATCTCATTATAATCCTCCTCCTCCCTGAAAGGATTACCAGCGCGACTTTTTAGATTCGTAATTCGTTTGTTGGTATGCTTGGAAATTTCATTAAGAACTTTTTTACGCTTGTCAAGTCTCCGTTTGCGTTCGGCTTCATCACGTTTCTTAACGGTATTATCAGCATTTTTCATAACGGTGCGTACATCTTCACCCTTCGCAATTCTATTCATGAGAAGTTTACGATTGTCGCGCTCCAATTTGTTCATAGATTGAAGCTTTTTAGCGGTATCACCTGTTACCTTATCACTTTCACCCCTCTTAGCCTTGATGTTTTTAGCTAATTCCTGCTTCCTCTTTACGATATCGTTCGCCATCTTCATGACAAATCTAATCTGACCACGACGCTTGTCTTCAGCGATTGGTGCTTGTTCAATTTCCTTTCTAAGTTTGATTTTTTCATCTAGAAGACGGTCAATACTTTGAAGTTCTTCTGGTTTAGTAGCCTTACGAATTGCATCTTCCCAACCTCTCCTCCATATACCCAATGTACCTGTAATCTCACGAGTTACTTTATTGAGCAGAGGTTTCTTCTCCATAACCTTTTTACGGGCATCATCAAATATGGTTTCATTTTTTGTGTCATCCCACCTCTTCATAAAAGTGATGATGTTGGAACCATTCAATCCAATATTCTTGAGCTTGAACTCAACCCCATTTCTGATTTCCTTCTGTTTATTCTTCCTCTCTTGATTAAGTTTCTTTGCGTTAGCCAAGACCTTTTCAGCACCATTGGTTTGGAGACGATTCATCAACTTCTTACGATTATCTCTCTCAATAGTTGTCAACTTGGAGAGTTCATTTGCAACATTTTTGATACCCTTATCACGAGTTTTCTTACCCTCTTTTCTCTCCATGTCAAGTTTCTCAGCAGTTGCCAAGACATCCTTAGGAACTTTATTTTTGAGACTATTTATGAATTTAACTCTCTCATCCACTGTGATATCTTTGAGACTTTTGAGTTTTCTCGTGGTTTCCATCTTTATTCTCTCACCCATCATCCTCTCACTTTCTTTCTCAACATTCACAATTCTCTTGATTGGTCTCGTATTAACATGGGGTTGTAAAAGTTGTCTGATATACAAGTCCTTTCTAGCTTGTGGAATACGAGCGTCACGAATGTAGAACCGGAGGGTATCCTTATCTTTCTCATTGTCTTTATCTTTTGCTTTGGAAGTGGCAACCACGTTCTCAAACTTAGCTCCATTTCTAAGGAAACTGGACATGTAATCACTCATTTCTGGTGATGTAAGATGCTTGAGACCCTTTAGATGTTTACTCAAACGTTCTTCATCAACCTTCCTAGATTTTATTTCCTTCTTTTTCTTTTCCTCTTCTTTCTTACGATCCGTCTCAATCCGTCTATTCTTTACAGCTTTGTTCATACTCGTAGCATCACGTTTGATACCCTCAATGTCCGTGTTAGCAGTTGTCACCTTTGCTAAGAAACCCTTTCGGTTCTCTGGTCTAAGATCATTTAGGGTGTTCAAGAACACACTGACATCCGACTTTTTAGCTGCGAGTTGATCATTACGAGTCTTCAATTGAGTGTTGAGATTGTTCACTTCACCCTTTATAGAGTTCATGTTAGTGTTTAGTGTCACACGACCTATAAACGACTTCTTATTTTTATCATCTAAACGAGTGTTCTTCATATGAGCACGTAATTGGTCTTTCTTGGAGTTTACAAGACTGGCGGTGGACACCGATTTCATCTTATTGGCATCAGCCTTAAGACGGATGAGGGTTGATCTACCATCATTTAACTTCTCAAGAAGTTGGGTACCGTTGATACCCAAACTATTTATATAGTTGGAAAGTTCCTGGCGTTGTTGGGCCTTGTTCTTAATCGTCGCGTTAACTTGGGTTGCGCGATTCTTTAGGGTCCCTAAGTTATATTTTTGACTATCGTAGTTCTTGAGAATCTTCTTCTTATCGGTGTTTCCAACGTCTAGAGTATTCATGTAGTCAACGAGCTCGGAACGATTTTGAGCTCTCTTCTCAGTGGCCATCTTTTTCCTGATTTGCTCAACTTCCTTCAACATAGAGTTCAATGTAACATTTTGAGTCTCAAACTTATCAATCACATATAACTGACTGTTTTGGTTGAGACCGTTCATGGACTTCTTGAGGGTGTTGATTTCCCCACCTCTCTTCGCAGTCTTCTTAAACTCCTGAAGTTGATTGGCTTCGTTCCTGACATTGTTGTACGTTCTCGTAATATTTTCCAATAACTTCTGTTTGTCTTCCTTGGTTAACAGGTTCAGTGTGTTTATGTACCTAGATAATCCTTCACGTTCTTTCTTGCGTTCGAGTTGTGCCTTCTTATTAGATTGAAGTTGATTGGCTTCGTTTCTGATACTGTTAATATTTCTAGAAACATTGTCCAATAACTTTTGTTTATTCGTTTTGTTCAACATGTTCAAACCATTGATATATCTAGACAATTCCTCAAACTCCTTCTTACGTTCACTTTCCGCCCTCCTAATTTCTTGAAGCTGGTTGGCTTCATTCCTGACACTGTTAGTGTTTCTCGTATTGTTAGAGAGTAACTTCTGTTTATTGTTCTTCGTAAGCTTGTTAAGTGTATTCAAGTATTTGATCATATCTTGACGCTCCTTCTTGCGTTCACTTTGAGCCTTCTTGTTTACCTGAAGCTGGTTGGCTTCATTCTTAACATTGTTGTATGATTTAGAATTGTTAGCCATCAACTTATTTTTGTTAGAATTATTCAACATGTTTAGGGTGTTGAGATATTCCATGAGTTCACGGCGAATCTTCTCACGTTCCTCAGTATTCTTCTTACTTTTGAGTTGTTCAGCCCTTTTACGTAACCTGACATTGTTGCGAGGGTTCACGTCAAAATTCTTTAGAACCAAATTTTTATCATTTTGCTCTAGACCTAAATTAGTCATAAAGAGAGCAAGCTGATTCCTTCTATTTTGAATCCTGTCAGTCTCTAGTTGTTTAGCTTCTTGTAAGATTGCATTCGCGGTTGAAGTATTGTTACCAAACTTTTCCATAAAAGATTCACGGTTTTGGTTTGTTATGTCAAGATTGACTAGAGATCTAAGCAATTTCTTCCTTTTTTCCGCTCTATTCGTGTTATTTATCTCTTTCTTCAATGCATTAGCTTCTCTTTTAAGAGTACCAAGATTAGCAGCTTTATCGTTTAGATCCTTCACAAGAGAACGTTTTTTATCATTGTTCAAACCCAAGTTATTAGCATACGCCGATAACTCATTTCTCTCCTTGTCGCGTCTCTCCTTGGCGCGTTGAAGAGCAAGGTTCGTCGCACTTTCCTTGAGAGAATTCCAATTTGTATAGTAACTTTCGAGTTTTTCCGTTATATCAGATTTATTTTTAGCAGTGAGGTTCCCAAGAGTGTTGAGATAATTCATAAACTCACCCTCTTCTTGGACAAATATCTCTTGTTTCCTTGTTTCTACAATACCAGATGCACGATTTTTAAGAATTTGTGCATTAACGTTCGTGTTGTTGTACTCTTTCAATAAATTCTGAGCATTTTTTTGATAAATGTTCAATCCTTTCAAGAACTTGAACAGATCGTCGCGCATCATAGCTCTCTGTTGTCTTGATTTTTGTCTAACATAAGTGTTTGCTTCTTTTTTGATAGCATTCGAGTTATCAACATTCCTGTTAAATTTGTTTAGTAATTGCAACTGTTCTTGATTCGTAAGACCCATATCAGATATGTAATTCTGAAGTTCTTGTCTCTTTGTCATCCTTTGTTGAGACTTTTTGTTTTGAATAAATGCATTTGCATTCGCCTTTACAGTATTAGCATTGACATTACTATTGAATTTTTCAAGGAATTTACTCTTCTCAATATTGGTTAGACCCAACTTGTTTAGATGAACCGAAAGAGCAAATCTATTCTTGTTCCGCTTTTCCTTAATCTTCATTTGAAGCTTGGCATTTGCCAACTTTCTTCCTTCATTTAGGGACGGATCTTTATTCAAAATGTTTACCTTATCATTCACATTAAGACCCAACTCGTTGATGTAGTTTTCCAATTGTTTCCTGTTTTGGTTCTTTTTGTTTTTACCCTGTTTTTCCTGTAATTTCACATCGGCCAATTTTATTTTCTGGTTGATTGAAATATTTTGATTCATAATACTTCTCTTCGTATTTACATTCAGACCTAGTCCATTGATGTATTCTTCCAAATCATTCAGATTACGAACCTGTTGATTTTTGGATTGTTTTTCCTGTAATTTCACATCGGCCAATTTTATTTTTTGGTTGATTGAAATATTTTGATTCATAATACTTCTCTTCGTATTTACATTCAGACCTAGTCCATTGATGTAGTTTTCCAAATCATTCAGATTACGAACCTGTTGATTTTTGGATTGTTTTT